CCACGATCAGAACTTACAAACACACAGAAGTATGGCGATCCCATTTTTACAATTAGCGGTGCAATAGTAGAAAGAGCGTACCCAGTTGTAGATAAGACAGACGAGGAAATACAAGCAGAGGCTTTAAGTAAGGCAGAGGAAGTGCGAACTGAACGCAATCAAAAACTAACAGAATCAGATTGGACTCAGTTAGCAGATGCTCCTGTGGACAAAGTGGCATGGGCTACTTATCGCCAAGCATTGCGTGGTATCCCCATTCAATCAGGGTTTCCTTATAGTGTAGTTTGGCCTGACGTTCCATAACTAAAACCAAAAAATGCCCAAGACTGTTGATGAACAACAAGCAGAAATCTTCATGGATTATGCTAAGAAAAGACTTAAAGACAACCTACAAAAGATTGAATCCATGACTCCTGAACTGCAAAAATACTATGAAGCCCGCTTTGATACTATGGCAACAGAGGGGTGGAAGGACTTAATGGAGGATATTGACACAATGATAAATTCGTTGAACAATATCAGTACAATCCCTGATGAAGCGTCTTTGCACTTCAAAAAGGGTGAATTGTCAATACTAACTTGGCTGAGAACCTTGAAAGAGGTCAGCGAAAGAGCGTATGAGGAATTGAATGAAAAGACTATTTGATTTTGCCTGTGAAAACGGGCATAAAACTGAAAGACTTGTTGATTATGAGACAACAGGTTTTAAGTGTGAGTGCGGAGCAACAGCCAACCGACTCATAAGCGCACCTAACTTCAAATTAGAAGGGTGGTCTGGTTCTTTCCCGTCAGAGCATGGGAAGTTCGAGAGAAAACACCTAGATAGATTGAAGTGGGAGCAAAGTAACAACTCACAACCATAAAAGTGGCGAGTTAAATGTCCTAGAACCGATATCGGCAGGAAAAGGAAGAAATATGTTGATTGAAAATGAAGATGAGTCGCCAAGTGAGTTAGATGTTGTTGAAGAACAACAAGAGAAGCAACTCCCTGAAGTAACACAATCTACTGAGTTTCCTGAGAAATACAGGGAAAAAACTCTAGAAGAAGTTATAAAAATGCACCAAGAGGCTGAGAAGTATATTGGTAAGCAAGCACAGGAAGTTGGTGAAGTTCGCAAATTAGCGGATGAACTCATAAAGCAGAACCTCAGTTCTAGCAAGCAACCTATTAAAGAGGAACAACCAGAAGTAGACTTCTTTGAGAATCCAAAAGAGGCAATTCGTCAGACTGTCGATAACCACCCCGATGTAGTAGCGGGTCGCCAAGCGGCTCACGACTTCAAAAGGATGCAAATTCAGCAAAAGTTAACGCAAGACCATCCTGATTTTGGGCAAATTGCACAAGATACGGAATTTCAGAATTGGGTGAAATCTTCACCTATTCGGTTAGGGTTATATGCAAAGGCTGATGGTGAGTTTGATTACGATAGTGCAAACGAATTACTTACTACTTATAAACAGTTACGTGGCATTAAGGCAAAACAGACTAGCGATGCGGGTGAAACCCAACGCAAGACTAACCTGAAGGCGGCATCTGTTGACATAGGTGGTAGTGGTGAATCAGGAAAGAGGGTTTATAGACGGGCTGACCTTATTCGGCTGAAAATGACCGATCCGAACAGATACGAAGCCTTGAGTGACGAGATCATGCAAGCCTACGCAGAAGGTCGGGTCAAGTAATTAACTTATCGATTTTTGGAGATTTATCATGCCTTTAGGTACAAATAATGTGACAGTAACGACAGCGGCAACGTTCATTCCTGAAATTTGGAGTGACGAAATTGTTGCGGCTTATAAAAAGAACCTCGTTTTAGCAAACTTGGTTATGAAGATGTCTTTCAAGGGCAAGAAGGGTGATGTAGTTCACGTTCCTGCCCCTACCCGTGGTTCAGCGTCTGCAAAGGCGGCTGGTTCACAAGTAACTTTGATTGCGGCAACGGAATCCGAAGTTCAGGTAGCCATTGACAAACACTATGAATATAGCCGTTTGATCGAAGACATCGTAGAAGCACAGGCTTTAAATAGTCTGCGTAACTTCTACACAGCAGACGCTGGTTACGCTTTGGCTAAACAAGTCGATACAGACTTAATTAACCTTGGACGTGAAACCAATAATGGTGCTGGTACAAACGCCTACGCAACTGGTGCGTTTATTGGTGGTGATGGTACATCTGCTTATGTTGCCGCAAGCAACAATGAGTCAGCCTTGACCGATGCCGCTATTCGCCGCACCATTCAGCGCTTGGATGACAACGATACTCCTATGGATGGTCGTTTCTTCATCATCCCACCCTCAAGCCGTAACACGCTGATGGGCTTGGCACGTTACACAGAACAAGCATTTGTTGGCGGTACTAACAATACCATCCGCACAGGTGAGATCGGTAACTTGTATGGCATCCCTGTGTTTGTCTCAAGCAATTGCGACACAGCATCAGGTTCTGCTGGCGCTCGTGTTTGTTTGATGGGACACAAAGATTCTTTGGTTCTGGTTGAGCAAATTGGTGTGCGTTCACAAGTCCAGTACAAGCAAGAGTACCTTGCTACGCTGTTCACATCTGATACGTTGTATGGCGTTCAGATTCTCCGTGATGCGGCAAGCACAGGTGCGGCTAAGTCTGCATCTATGTTCGCTCTCTTAGTTCCTGCCTAATTGCAGTTGCGCCCCTCGCCCTAGTGGTGGGGGGACTTTTTTAACCTAATTAGGAGAAATTATTATGGCAACAGCAAGTGCAGTTGTAACACGTAGAGGCAATGACAGTTTTCGGGGTTTATTCTCTGATACTTGGTCAGTTGTTTGTACTTTAAATGCTGGCTCATTAGTTGATGGTGCTGGTGAAACAGATGATGTAACAGTTCCAGGCGTTGCCTTGGGTGACATGGTTCTTTGCACATCTTTGGCTGTTGACTTAGTTGGATTGACTGTGACAGGTTATGTCTCAGCCGCCAATACAGTTAAGTTCCGCATCCAAAACGAGTCAGGCTCAACAGCAGACTTGGCATCAGCCACTATGGACATTGTTATTGTTCGTATGGTTTAAGGATTGGGGGGCTTGCTCCCCTTTCTTTTAAGGATAAATATGGCTTTGTTTCGTTGCAATAAATCTGGCAATACAGTCGAATTCAGATATGACTTTGATATTGTCGAAATGCGTAGGCATCCAGAATACACAGAGGTTGATACTTCTGCTGTTGTGGAGGTTGAGAAGGTTGATGGAACAAGGCAGACATTAACTTTGAAGAAACCTATGGGTAGACCCCGTAAGGAACAATTGTTATGAGTGATATTGATGCAAGAGATTTCGGCAGATTGGAAGCCCAAGTAGAGGTTTTGCATGAGCAAGTTTCCCAATTAAGCAATGATGTCAAGGCATTGCTTGAACTGGCAAACCAGTCTAAGGGTGGCTTTTGGATGGGTAAGGTCATTGCCTCTGCCTTATCTGGCGTGGTAAGTTTCTTTGCCGCAAGGTGGTTGAAGTAAGTTAATTAACTAGGAGATTGCTATGCCGATGGTTGGAAAAAAGAAGTTTGCCTACTCTGAAAAAGGCGAAAAAGAAGCAAAAGAATATGGCAAGAAAAAGGGTCTTCCTGTGACCATTATGGTTGCTGTTGGCAAGCCAAAAGGTATGCCTATGCGTGGTCAGCGTACCGCAACTAACATGATGAAGAAATCAGGGAGAAGTAAATGAGTTCATTATCTGGGGCAAAAACCCTTTTAAGTGCAGTAACTGCAAGTGGTGCATCTCAGCCTGTACAAGCAGACGCAGGACAACCCGCATTTCTGCAAGTTACAGGGATAACCACCGCTACTGTTGCTTTGCAAGGTAGTTTGGATGGAACAACCTACGCAACGATTGGTACTGCTTTGACGGCTGATGGCATCATTACCATAGCCAATGCGCCAAAGTATTTGAGAGCCAACTGTACAGCCTACACATCTGGAACTATTACAGCAAAGGTCTTATATTAGTATGAAAAAGACTAAAGCCCAAGCCAAGATTAGCAAAGTCATGCGTGAGTACAAGGCGGGTGAGTTGCACTCAGGCAAAGGTGGTAAGGTTGTCAAGTCTCAGAAACAAGCGATTGCTATTGCTTTATCAGAGGCTGGAAAGGCGAAGAAGAAATGAAACAAGGACTTTATGCCAATATCAATGCCAAACAAGCAAGAATTAAGGCTGGCTCTGGTGAACGTATGCGGAAAGTTGGTAGCAAAGGTGCGCCAACTGCCAAAGCGTTTATTGAGTCTGCTAAAACTGCAAAGAAACCAAAAAAGGTGAAGTGATGAAAACTCCCGCTTGGCAACGCTCCGAAGGTAAAAATCCTAAAGGGGGGTTGAACTCCAAGGGAAGATCATCTTATAATGCGGAAACTGGTGGTAATCTTAAAGCACCAGTTAAATCAGGGGATAATCCCCGTAGAGCAAGTTTCTTGGCTCGTATGGCTGGTAATAGCGGTGCTGAGTACAAGAACGGAGAACCGACTCGATTGCTTCTTTCGCTGAAGGCTTGGGGTGCTGATTCCAAGGCTGACGCAAAG